CCAGCCCCACTAAACATGCTACCAAGGGATGATGCGGCAGATCCAGCCCAACCCATGACACTTGACCAGGCTGATTTTAAACCCGACCAAATGCTCTGAACAATTTTAGTGCCGACTGAAACCCAATCGATTGAGAGAAAAGCTGACCAAAGATCCTGCGCCGCTTTTTTGCCAGCGTCAGCTACGCTAAGAACTGCCGCTTTAACTTGATCCCAATGCGTCACGAGTTGGTAGAGCAAGCCAGCAAGGCCAACGAGACCAAGTGCTAAAGCGCCAGCGGCCCCAAACGGAGCCGATGCAATCAAAACGCCAATTATTGCGAGCTTTAAGCCAGCAAAAATAAATGAGATTGTTGCCGCCGCCGCCGCAATAGCCGTTAGTCCACCAGAAATAGCAACAATACCCGCAACAATTTTCGGGTGCGCTTCGGTGAAAGCAATAAATTCTCTAACGAGCGACGCCATTGCAAAAACTGCTGGCGCAAGTTTGGGGCCGAGGTTTAACCCCATGCCAAGCTGTGCATCAGTCGCAGCAAGACCTAAATCATGCCAGGCGTTTTCCCATGACGACATGTGTTTTATGGCGTCTTTTGCTACGGTGCCGGCAGAGTTTTCAATCTCGGCTGCTTTTGATTTGACGGCGTCCATTTCACCGACAAGTTTTTTCAATAATGCCGCGCCGCGCGGCCCGAGCATTTTACCTATAACGTCAGCCCGACCGCCTTTAGATGCTTTGTCTAAAGCAAGGAATAGATCAAAGATGGCGGACGACTTTAAATGCTTTTGATTGATGATCGCCATCAGATCAACGCCGGCCTCTTTCATCTTCTTAAGATTTTTGGGCGCGAATGCTTGATTTAAAAACTTTGTAAGATCCCCAGCGCCTTCTGCGCCATCACTGGAATATTTACTTATTTGTTCCATTATCGCAGCCATCGCGGAGAAATCCCGCGTGCCGCTCATGTGCATAGTTTTTGCCGAAAGACCCCACTTACCCATATTGTCGGCCATATCGCCGACATTCACCTTGCCGAGCTTAGCCGCCTTGCCCATGCGATCGACATAGGCTCCAAGGTCTTGCGGCTTAACATTCCAGGCATTCATTAACCCGACAGTCGCCTTAGTCATATCGCCAACGGGTTTATTGTAAGCAACAGATAAGAGAGACGCCTGTTTTAAAACTTCACGGGTGGCTGATGTGCTTGCTAGAACAGCGCGCGGTAATTGCTGTGCAGCGTCTGCTAAATCTTGTCCGCTTTGATCAACCTCAGCGCCAAGCGTTCGGAATGTTTTGCCGAGTTCTTCAATATGACTCCTGGCAAAATCACCCTTAATACCAATTGAAACCAATCGTTCTTCAAAAGTCCGCGCCGCATTTATCGGCTTCATTATACCGACATACAGCGCACCCATTGCCGCAACGGCACCCAACATACCAGCCGTCGCCGCTGCAAAATCAACGCGCGCTGCACGAAAAGATTTTCCCAGATCAACATTACTTACATAGCTTGCTGAGCGGGTAATCTTATCGAGAGATGCCGATGCTGCCTTGGCTGGCGCCGATATCCCATCAACAAGTTCTGCAATGAGGCGGGTTGTTAGATCAGCCATTTAAGCTCCCCGCCCCTGCACGATCCGCCGCGCCTGATCATGCCAAAGTAAAATTTCAGACCAATCTTGTGTCAGAAAAAATGAAATTGGCGTGCTCAAAACTGTAGCGCAGTCTGATATAATTAGACGGGGCGCTTGACTTCTTTCGTCACCGTCTTGGGAATAAAATTTCCGATGATTTCACCCAGCGCATAAATGTCCTCAGCATCCATCTGTTCAGGAACATTTTCGGCGACATCACAAAGCAGCGCAATCATTGAAAGCGTTGTCTGTGCTTCCGAGTGTCCGACACCTTGCATTTTTTCCAGTGTCAACATATCCGCGCCCTTAAGTCGGCGTGGCGTTAACTCTTCATATTTCACGCTATCAACCGTGAATGGAAATTTAAGTTTCATATTACCCCCTTTGAGAAAGCCGGGCTGAATGCCCGGCCTTAGTGATTAGGTTGGAAGACGCAAAAGCGAGCGCTCACGCGAGTTAGCTTGAACGCCATTGACGCGCCATGTGCCAGTAAAGAAATCCCACCAAAGGACTTCAGCGCCATCAAAATGGATCTCATAGTGAACGACTTCATTAATTGAATAATCATTGCCCGTTAGTTCGCCGCGCTTGAATTCATCCGGTGCAACCTTGCCAAGACGACCTTCAATAATCGTCATGCCTTCTTTAGCTTCGCCTGAGCGAAGGTCACGCATGACACCGTAAATCGTGAAAAGCGTGCGGGTTGTGGAGCCAAAGCCAAACTGCGACAGCAATTTAAAGTCATATCCCTTGAGCTTGAAACTTGGCTCTAGCTTTTCAATTCCAACTTGAACCTCAATCGCTACTGGCGAACCGCCAGCGTTATGCTCAGCAAAAGTCGCCTTCAGATCCGGCAGTTTTACCGACTCCAAAGAAAGATGCTTGCTGTCTGTCGGATCTGCGTCGCCGCAAAATAAGTTAGCCGACTCCATGAAAAAGATTGTGCTAGCCATCGTCATTGGCTCCTTTTGTTAGCGTGAGCCGTTAGGCGACGGACGCCAGTGAAATGATGAGATCGTTCAAAAGCGCATCAATGGCTGGGCGATAACGCGCACTATCAATGCCAAGATATCTCAGAACCGGGCTTTCTTCCGCCTGGAATGAGACGCGGAATTTGCCAAGACGGATATTTTCAGGCGAATTCAAGTCGCGTGAAAAGCCGACATCAAAGCCAAGGATAGCTTCCTGAGCTTGAAGATCCCGAAGCGCAATTTTCATTGTGTTGAGGATCGCCGTGATGGTATGCGCCGAAATATTAAATCGGCCCAGGTAGAAGCGAAGCGTCCGCAAGAACATCAAGTGAATGAAGTCTCGCCCGCGAACGACATTGTAGAATTGCCACAGCGTATCTTCCGAGCAAGTGTCCGTCCCGATATAAACGAAGCCGCCTGAAGCAATCGCTTGCTCAACCCCCATCTGTCCGCGCGCAATGATGCCGCCGTTTTGTGAAAGGATTTGCTGCCCTTCACACGAACCATCAGTTAATGAGAAGTTAATATTTCTAGTTGGTCCGACAACGCCAGCAACTGGCTGATTGGCTGATGACCAGAAAGGCAAACCAGCCTTTTCATGATCACGGCGCACAAAGATACCGGCAATACGCGGCGCGGCGTCTTTTGCTACCGCAGGATTACCAACGAAGACACTGGAAGCAAGCGGAATAATCCGCTGGCTTTGGATTGTCTCACGCCAGTTTGTCCAGGTCGCGTCATTATCAGTTGGGCCAGTTACAATAGCGACGCCCAGCAAGCGATCAAGAACGCTTGGCATCGATGCAATGATTGAATTTGCTAGCGCCGTGCCCTGGATGACAACTGCAACATCAAAGCCGTCGCCGATTTCATAATCGGTTCCGCCGGCGTCAATCGTAAAAGAGATCTGAGTGGTATAGGCAACGCCTTCTGTAGCATTGGCCAGAGAATTTCCAGTTGGATCAACTACTGAAAACAAACCGCCACCTGGCGGAACCGTCGCAGCTACATAAACATTGAATTCATCCGTTAATTCAAAGTCTGCAGATCCGTCAGTAAGCGTAAAGTTGATCCCGCCATTATAGGCATGGCCGACAGTAGCGATACCATCTAACTCGCCGCCTGGCTTAAGAACCGAGAAAGATCCTGTATCAATTTCTGCATCAACACACACCACACGCCATGTGCCAGTTGTTGCATTCGTGTCGGCGCTTAAAGAGCCAAGAAGTCCATTACCATGAATGCCAACCTTAGCCGTCACAGAAGTTGATCGGGCACCACCAATACAACGAACCGAATAAGAGCCCGATTGGACGCCAGTCAGAAACTTTGGTGTCCCTAAAGTCAGAGTGCCATTACCCAGATTGCCGCCGTCCTTAATGGACTTAGTGACAAGTGTTTCATTTGAACCAGGCGTAAATTGTGCAGTGTAACCAGGCGTCAAAATGATCCGTGGAATAATACCCAGATCAGGGCCGGATTTTAAAAAGGCCCAAATGCCAGAGCCATCCAAAGATGAGCCGGTGATATTGGCGATTGTCTCGTCATCGGTCAGGCCCAAAGCAACGCGAACTATCACAATGCGCGCCGCCACTTCGAATTCACCAAGCTGATCATTGATGCCGCTAACTGCGTCAGCAAGCGCGCCAGTGCCAAGTTTAGCCAACGCCACAAGATCGTCAGAATATAATTCTTTCGGCGTATTAAGGGGAAAGACTGAAGGGTCAGCGCCAATAGCGGGTCCGCATATGCCAACGATCGACATATCTGAGACGATTGCGGGGCGCGGTTCATTGTCGATCTGCCGTATGCCAATGCCAAAAATCGGGTCGGACATTTGTTTTGCTCCTGTAGCCGGGCGAGCCCGCGCACCAAAGAAAAAGGCCGCCCT